AATCCTCTGTTCAGAGACCCAAGTAGGTACTTTGTAATTACAGGTGGTAGGGGAAGTGGTAAGTCTTTTGGCGTAAATACATTCTTGGTGCTTCTAACATACGAGACAGGGCATCGCATACTTTTTACTCGATATACAATGACTTCGGCATCTATGTCTATTATACCAGAGTTCTTGGAGAAGCTGGAGCTTATGGGTATAGCAGAGAACTTTACTGTTACAAAGAATGAGATTATAAATAACCTAACAGGAAGCAGCATTCTGTTTAGTGGTATTAAGACTGCGAGTGGAGACCAGACCGCCAAGCTCAAGTCTATTCAAGGCGTTACGACATTTGTCTTGGATGAAGCAGAGGAACTTACAGACGAGGAATCGTTTGAAAAGATAGACTACTCTGTTCGTGCTACTGGAAAGCAGAATCGCTGTATTCTCATTCTAAACCCCACAACTAAACAGCATTGGATATACGAGAGGTTTTTTGAGAATAGAGGCATTACAGACGGTTACAATGGCGTTAAAGAGAACGTCAGCTACATACACACAACCTACCTTGATAACAAGCAACACTTATCTCCATCCTTTGTAGAACAAGTGGAGGTGATGCGCCAGCGTAGACCAGAGAAATACAAGCACCAGATATTAGGAGGGTGGCTTGAGAAAGCAGAGGGAGTTGTGTTTACTCATTGGGAGATTGGCGATTTCAATAACGAGTATGATACGATATTTGGACTTGATTTCGGATTCTCGGTAGACCCCTCAACCCTAACTGAAATTGCGGTAGATAAGCTACGAAAGACTATCTGGATAAAAGAACACTTCTACAAGGCTGGACTATCTACTTCTAATATATTTGAGATGTGCCGAAGGTATGCAGGAAACAATCTGATTGTATGCGACAATAGTGAGCCTCGACTTATATCAGAGTTAAAGACAAAAGGACTTAAAAACATTACGCCTACTATAAAAAAGAAAGGTAGCATCTTATCAGGCATCGCTCTTATGCAAGACTACAATATAATAATCGATAAGGACTCTGTGAATTTAATACGAGAGTTTAACAACTATGCTTGGAAACTGAAGGGTAGCATACCACGAGATTCTTGGAATCATGGCGTTGATGCTAGCAGGTACGGAATTCAATACGCCCTTGAACGTACTGTGCCTAAAGGGATGTACGTGCTTCGATAATAGGCTCAACAGAAACTATACCCTGCCTGTCAAACTTAACCACAACCTCATCACACCCATTGTCTAAACAGGAGCGGAGGTATTGATTAAATTGCTTCATTGTCATTCTCTATTTCCTTTTGTAAGTTAGCCAGCGCCCTCCAAGCTACTTTAGCGGAGTGTCTAATGCCATCGGTATCAATTGTACCTGCTTCAAGTAAATGTCGAGAGAGCGCATCTAATTCGTCTCCTGACTTGCTTCTATCCCACGCCAGAGGTTTATCTGGATTGTGTTGTTGTTGTCCAACGTAAGAACACTTTGCGATTTCTCTTATTGCATCGGGAAAGTAATTCAATACCCCTGTAAAGATTGGTGTCTCCTTCCTTGTGAATTTAATAGGGGTTTCTTCCTCTGACAATTCAATACCCCCCTGTGGCAATTCAACACCCTGTTGTTCTTGGGGTACGATTTCGATATCCCCTTCTTTGTTCCATTTATACATATATTTGCCTTTAAATATCATGATACAAAGATAGTAAATATTTTACAAATACTTAACATTGGCTTAACATTGGGTAACATTAGGCTTCGTATGTTTGCATTGAACATAAAAATAAATACAATGATACTAAATATCACAAAAGAAGAAGCGAAGATAATAAAGATAGCCTTAAGAAATGAGAAGGAGGTGCTATACGCAGATACTGCTGAAAATCATGATAAATATCATAATGAAATTAACGACATAATTAGTAAGATAATAAAATAACAATGGGGGGATTACCTCCCCCTTAAAATAAACACAAGATGAATAACGAAGAAATATATATTGACGAGATAATAACACTATGGTCGAATGAAGATGGCATTTGCTTATCTAATAACCTTAACATAGTAACAATACGCCCACAGGCATTGTTCGATTGGCTTCCGAGTATTATTGAAGTAACCATGAAGCAAAAGAAAAAAGATGATGATGATTTGATTCTGCAATTGAAACATAAGGTAGATAACATTCAAGGATAATCATTAACGCAAGGATAATCATTGCATACAAGGATAATCATTGCATATAAATTAACACATAAATAAATAAAGATAAAAATATAGTAAATGAAACGATATTATGATAGTTGCCCTTATTGTGGGTTCGAAGGAGTTTATGATGATGGAGAATTTAAAGGAGAGGTGATGAGCCACTATTGTGTGGATGATGAATATATAACAGATATAATATGAAACAGTTTAAAAGATGTTGCCAAGTTTGTTGGCACAATAACCATAAGGATAACTTCTTATGTGAAAATTGTGGATTTGATTTTGACCTACAAATAGATATAAATGATTTTGGTTTACCAGAAATAAAAATAAAATAAATTATGATTGAGTTAGGTTGTGCAATGTTTTTTCTTGGCGTATTTTTATATTTGACAGGAAAGTAAATTTAATATATAAGCAATTCAATATATATGTAATTTCATAGGTGGTAATTTCATAGGGTAATTGTATACGGTTGCCTTGTTGCCCTTATTTAGACTGGATATGAATAAGCACCCATATTTGGATATGCGCCAAAATTATTGTAGTATACGTGCGCCCGTTCATATAGTATATATATATATTGTATTGCTTATTTAGAATTTATATAAATAGTCAATAAAATGTCAATATCTTTGGTAGTTTGTTAAATTGTCGTATATTTGTACCAACAAAAACAAATAATAATATAAATTCACAACAATGAAAACAAATAACACAAATAACAAGACACAAAAAACGATTGAAACCTTTGCACTAATCATTGCAACAATTTACAGTATTGCGACCGTTTTGGGAGTAGGGTATATTTTACTAAACATTGATAAAGTATCTTTTAATTTTTAGTAATATGGAAACACTCGACAAACTAACAAAAAAAGCGGTGCACCTACTTTTATATATTGTGCCGTTATATTTAGCCCTTCGTATTATATTAACACAATAAAACAAAACAAAATGGAACTACAAATGTACGTACATCGTAAAACTAAATTCTTACGATTAAGAAATAAACCATCTATATATATTGGCAAGGGTTCAATACAAATATATACAGGCAAAATATTTTGTTTTGCTGCTGGTTTAAACTTATATAATAAAGTACAATAATAAAACACACAAACATGAAACAAACAAAGATAGTACAAATGTTAGGGCGTACAGGTCGCCCTGTTGCAAATCAATTTCTAATCTTCACAAAGGAAGGCACATATTTTCAAAGCTATAAAAGTATCATTGCTTTTAAACCAAACGATGACAGGCGCATACAACTAGATTCTTATTACTGGGATTATTCCGCTACGACTGGAAAATATAGAAACGATTTTCTCGGGGAAGGTATAGCGGACACACGAGCAAAGATAGAAAGCAAAGAATACTATTTGACGAACTTAAATAAATAAGCATGTATTATATAAACCATAAGCACGAAACATTCGGAAGTGAAACGATAGACGAAGCCAAAACAAGAAAAGAAGCGTTGTATCTACTTAATGAATACAGGTTAAGTGGTGGCAATTATTATATAAGTAAACGGGAAATATATTAAACATGAATAGGAATATATTTGAAAATAATCTACGGATAATTAATGAAAGTAAGACAAAACAAAGCAAAGAAATAAATCATCTAAAGGACAAAGACTTCATTAAGTGGCTGAATAATAACGGATTGATTAAGTGGATAAAATAAAAATAGTATGAAAAGGTATATTTTTTTTCTTCTGTTTCTCACATCATGCATAGACAATAAAGACACGATAGTATGCGAATGTGTAGAAACGAATGACATAATAGTAATAAAAGAAGTCATTAAAGATATTGATATTTGTGACACAGTATGCAAATAGAAGTAGTTTGTTTTGTTTAATAATCAGGGGCGCAATATGCGCTCCTTTTTTATGTGTATATTGGAACTCTACCCAGCGTCCACCACCCATACCTTATATCTCCACTCTCTACCTACCTAATCATTTCCACCTGCCATTCAATTCAATAGGTATGAATTCAATACCCTTACTTGTGAATTCAATACCCTTTTCGTATATTAGCTATGAATTTAATAGGTATGCCAAAACGTAAGATAAAACCCATTCCAATGCATTTACAAGACACAGACAAAGCTCGTAAAGCTATCTCTTGGGCATTTAGAAGCTATTTAAGAGCATATCCCGTACCAAGTGGAGATATGTATCATATTGAAATAGATAATGGCTTAAAACGCATTAAATCGCCTCAAACGTACAAAAAAGAAGAATTGACTGATGCTTTGTGGCGCATCTACATAAAATACTACGACAACCATTTAGAAAAAGTAGGTTATGAATCATAACTGGTTACTCATGTTATTATATAATACATGTTATATTATTTATATAGAGTGCATCATGTTAATACTCTTTATAAAACATAACCTTCTTAAAATGCATATTAAGATAAGATACATGTTATTACTCTTTAAGATATATGTTATATATATGTGCCATACAGGCAGGTGCATAATCAATAAGTACACTTAAACAACCAATTATTATTTAGATATGAAAAACATAGAATTAGAATTATCAGTTCCAACTGACTTATCAAACATAACACTTGGGCAGTACCAGCGTTATATGAAGGTCATTGAAGAGAACGGAGAAGGTGCTGATGAATTCTTGGCGTTAAAGACCATTGAGATATTCTGCAACGTGTCACTAAAGGATGTGCTTAACATTCCAGCTAAAGATGCTGACAAGGTATTAAGCATAATCAACAAGGCATTTGAAGAAAAGCCTAATCTAATACGCAGGTTTGACTTACTTGGCGTAGATATGGGATTTGAACCGCAGTTAGAGAATATTTCTCTTGGCGCATATATAGACGTTGAAGATAATATATCAGACTGGGGTAGGATGCATAAAGCTATGGCAGCGTTGTATCGACCTGTTAACTTCAAGCAGAAAGAAAAATATACGGTAGCTCCCTATGACCCAAGCGAAGAGGTGTCAAACCTTATGAGGGAAATGCCTCTTGATGTGGTAATGAGTGCTATGGTTTTTTTTTACGATTTAGGGAAGGAGTTGTTGAGAGCTATCCCGAGTTATATACAGAACAATCTGACGGAGGAACAGACTTATCAGCTCAAGCAAACTTTGGCTCAAAATGGGGTTGGTACCAATCAATATACGGACTCGCTGGAGGAGATGTTCTCAAGTTTGATAAAGTTACCGAGCTTCCAGTATTCAAGTGCCTCAACTTCCTAACGTTTGAGAAAGAAAAGAATGAACTAGAAGCAGCGATGATAAAGAAAGCATATAAAAGATGAAAGAGTTTTACGACCTTATAGATAAAATATACGAAGAACTAAATTCAAGTGAATTTGTAAACACAGTTACGTTTGGTAATATTATGGATGTTGACTTGTCCAAGCAGAGTATATTCCCATTATCACACATAAACATACAAGATGCTGTTTTTGGAGACCACACAATCACATTCTCGATTCAGGTTATAGCGATGGACTTGGTTGACGAAAGTAAAGAAGATAGGTTCGCCAGCAATTCTGTTCCATATAAAGGACTAGACAACAAGCACGATGTTTTAAACACCCAGCTTGCAGTAATAAACAGATTGCAATCTAAATTAAGGCGTGGAGACCTAAACGATGATAACTACGTTTTAGATACTGATGCAACTGCCACTATGTTTGAAGATAGGTTTGAGAACTTAATGACTGGTTGGGCGCTTACCCTATCCATATCAATCCCTAATAATGCTGTAACTGTCTGCTAATGGAAATTAGATTCAAAAATACTGAAGCATACGTTAAATCATTCGCAGAGACGAAACTGATTCAGTACTTCCTTGAATCATATCAGACATCAAGACAGAGAGTAGGTAAGATAAATGCGCCAGTAAGGTCAAGCGGAGAAGGTGGTGATTCGTTAAACGTAAGAGCAGAGAACGGTGGTCTTGATATAAACCTATACGGTAACTCATACTTGCAGGGCGTAGACGAAGGTACAGCACCATTTAGTCCAAATGTGAACGCTATAAAGGATTGGATTCGTCAAAAGCCAGTAACATTGAAAGATTTTGGTGGAAAGGAGATGCCAAGAACAGAATCTAATATAGCATCTGTCGCATACAAGATTGGCGAGGCTATATCGCTTCGTGGTATTGCGCCAGCAAATTACATAAGAGAAGTTGTAGAGAAAGCATTTGAGGATATAGTAGATGGAATGCTACCTCCGCTAAAAGAAGACATAACAGATAAATTAGAAGAAATACTAAAAAGTGTCGGCTACACAAAGAAAGGCGATACATACGTTTTAAAGACAAAATAAATGGCAAAACTAATAAACACAAGAAGTCCGTTTTTCATAAAGGTATCAGATTCTACGCTAGACACAGCTAAATTAGAATTATATATTTATGAGGGTGCATATGATTCAACCCCTGATGCTGCTGACCTCAAATACACAATAGAAAAATCGGAGCTTGAGGGTAATAATACTATTATATTTGAAATAAGCGAGCTTGTTAGAGATTACATACAGATAAAATATGATGGCGAATATGATAGTTATGTGGTTTTGGTAAACCCCATAATAACTGCTTTTGATGAAGATGGGAATACAATTTCCTCACCAACAGTAACCCCAAGTGATTATTACAACCAATTTGTAGCGACAGATGGATATGGCTACTTCGAGGAAGGGGCTAACCCAGACTTCGATGAAGGACTAATGATGTCTGAAGGTACTATATACAGGGTTAATGACAGAAGTATAAATATTCCTGTTTACACAAGTAGTACAAATAGCGTAGCTTTTATGTTAAACGGAAAAACCGTATATTCTAAAAATGTTGTTTATGCAGACCCATCATACCCAGAAACATCTGAAGCAATCCAATATATATCTTCTGATGTAAATTCAACAGCAGACAGCTACAAAGAAAGGGTGTTAGAAGATGGCGGTATATTTGAAGCAAACTCATTACTCGAGGCATTTGAAGAATCATTTGATATAGGCGCAGTTGACGAGGTGTATATAAACTACACAAACAACACAGAAACAAAGACTAAAGTGTTAAAGGTAAAAACATTTGACTGCTCGAAGTATGAGCCAATAAGAGTTACCTTTGTAAACAAGTATGGCGCACTACAAGACCTGTATTTTACAAGAAGAAGTAATGAGTCGATAAATATAACAAGTCAAGACTTTAAGGCTTCTGTATTTGATTTTACAAGCTTTTCTTACGACCAAACAGCTCACCAGCAGAGAACCTTAAATTTAGTTGGCAAAGAAAGCGTAACGTTAAATACAGATTACATTGATGAGTCTTGTAACGAGCATATAAAACAGCTTATGCTTTCCGAACAAATATGGATGACAAGACTTACAGACGAAGAGAAAATTGTGCCACTAAAACTAAAGAGTAATTCTTTAGAGTTAAAGACAAGGGTTAATGATAGGTTGGTACAATACACTATGCAGTTTGATGTTGCAGCAGATAAAATAAACACTATTCGATAATGAATAAAGTTGTACTTTACATAAAAGATGCTGATAATGTTTATCAGGCGGTAGACTTGTTTGAAGATGAAACTATATCTGTTACATCTAAAATACAAGACATAAGAGATATATCCAAAGTATTTACCGACTTCTCGCAGTCATTTACGATTCCAGCATCTAAAAAGAACAATAAAATATTTAGGCACTTTTATAACTACTTTATAACAGAAGGTGCGTTTGATGCTAGAAAAAAAGTAGATGCTGTTTTGGAAATAAATTATATACCATTTAGGGAGGGAAAGGTATTTCTGAACGGTGTAAAAATGAAAGACAATAAGGCAGAGTCTTATAGGTTAACATTCTTTGGCAACACAGTAAATTTACCAGACATACTTGGAGATGATGAGCTTGAGTCTCTTACTTGGCTTGATAATTTTGAATATGAATATACGAGTCCAAACACCAAGACAAGACTTACAGGTAATCTAAATCAAACGGTTAACAGCGTAGTTAAATACGACCCGATAGTCGTTCCATTATTAACTCACACAAAGAGGCTTTATATGGACACAAGAAACCCAGAGGGTCATAATGACGATACATTAGCTGGTAACTTGTATTATCATAATAATTCCCATAGTGAAGATGCTGCATTAAGATTCGAGGATTTAAAACCAGCATTAAGGCTGATATATGTTATTGAGGCTATTGAAGAAAAATATCCAGATATAAGATTTACAAGAGACTTCTTTGATTCGGAGGTTTTTATTGGTGATGGCACAACCACAAACAGAGGACTTTATATGTGGTTAAGTAGAGAAAAAGGTCGTATTGGTGGTGAGGGCGGTCAGTCAATAGAGACAACACTAAAGAACTTTTCTTATTCATCTGGAGACCAATTAAGCACTTTTGAGGGTACGTTTAACTTTTCCGATTCTGGCGCAGACACAGACTCTTTGCTAACCACAAACAGTTTTTCTACTGGTTTAAAACCAAGAGTTTACCGATACACAACATTAGATTTAAGCACAATAAATACAACTTCAGGAGTTTACTCTATAAAAATAATAGATACGCTTGATAACAACGCTATTCTTTTAAATGAAGAAAACTTAACTGGAGACCAGACGGTTACTCTGGAGATGGGCAGACAAGTTACAAGTGTACTTTATGGGCTTAAATTCCTAGTAACATCTGAAGGTGGGTTTCAGTCTGAATTTAGTTTAAGGATAAGACAGATTACAGAAAGTGGTTATAGTATAAGTACAACTAAAGACGGAACTTTCGTTCCAGACAATATTACAGCGACAGCAAGTGGTTTAGTTAAGCCCACAGAAAGGATGCCTAAAATGAAGATATTAGATTTCATAACAAGCATATTTAAAACGTTTAATCTAACTGCCTACTATGTACAAGACAGGGGTGATGCTGATTATGGTAAGATAAGGGTTTTACCGTTAGACGAATATTATAGTGACAGCCCAAGTATATTTGACATAACTAAATACGTTGACTCATCTGAATTTGATGTTAAATCAACAATACCATTTAGTGAAATAGAATTTAAGAACGAAGAGCCAAAGACACTACTAATGCTTCAGCACAAAGAGGCTTTTAATGAGGTTTTTGGTGATGCCATATACAAACCGCAAAACGTAGACAGAGGCAAGCCATACAAGGTTGAATCCAAATTTGAACACTTTAAGTTTGAAAGGATTAAAGATGTAAACCCAAGCAGTTCATTTGCAAATGGTGTAACCAATTTTCAATGGGGATATTCAGCTGGAGACAACTTTAAGCCAGATGCAAGCTCAACGCCTAAAACTGGTAATTACGATTCTGTTTTGATGTCTCCAGCCATCTTTTACTGCATCAAGATAACTGGACTTTCGGGAGACGGTAGGTTAAATTGGAATGGCACATCTCATCAGCCACTTGGCTCGTATTGGAAGCCATCCAACACAGTCGAAAGCGGAAGCACATCAACACCTCCAGACTTTACCATAAACTTTGATGACGAAGAGGATGAGTGGAACTTAACTAATTATGGGGGAACAACAAACTCATTGTTTAGTAAATTCTATCAAACATATATCGAAGATGTTTTTGATGCTAAAAAGAGGATATTCAAACTAACAGCACATTTGCCATCTAGTATATTACTTAACTATGAGTTAAATGATAGGCTTCAGATTGGAGACAAAGTGTTTACTATAAATTCAATAAATAGTAATCTAAAAACAGGCGAATCTAAATTAGAATTATTGAACGTATTATGATAAAACAGATTATAGATTTATTGCAAGTATCTGATTGGTATGGCGTATCTCATAACGTAGATATCGCCAAAGGAATATATAAAGGATGCTCTAGTTGGGATGAGGCGAAGAGACAAGTGAAACGAGTGAAACAATCTAAAGCATACAAGAATGGCTGAACAAAAGATACTCATATCGATAAATATTAACGATAAGCAAGCCAAAAAAGGTGCTGATGGAGTTGCTAAATCATTAAGCAAAGTAGAAAAGGCACAAGAAGCTCTTAACTTTGAATTAAGCGAAGCTGGGAAAGAGTATGCTAAATTAACCGCAGCAACAAACGACCAGAAGTTAGCTAACAATCTAGCGGCGAAGTCTGCTGTTGATATGGCTAAAGGAATTAAGGCTGGCAGAACACAGTCTGGTCTTAACAACGCAATCTTACTTGAAACAGGTCGTTTAGCATCAGATGCTAGTTATGGTTTTACAGCGATAGCAAACAACTTGTCGCAGGTTGTAACATTGTTTAGTTCATTCGTAAAAACACAGGGGAGTGTTGGTGCATCTTTTAGGGAGTTGGGTAAATCTATTATGGGTACTGGTGGGCTTCTTATTGGGGTTCAGCTTTTAATCTCATTCGGTCCGAAACTGATGGATATGTTTATGCGCCTTATAGGACAAACAATGAAGCTATCAGATGTATTTAAAGATGCTTCAAAAGAGGTAACAGGAACTGCTGGTAAATTCGAAACATATACAAAGACACTTCAGGATAGCAGCAAATCACAACAGGAACAACAAGATGCAATAAATTCATTAAAGAAAGAATTTCCTGATTATATAAAACAACTTGATGATGCTGGCTTAACTCTTGATGATGTTGCTAAAGGAACAAAAGAGGCAAGAAAAGAAAACGATATATATAGAGAGTCAATCGTTAAACTTGCTATGGCAAGGGCAGCGCAGAATAAGATTGATGAAGAGGCTGCTAAACAGGTACAAGCCGAGACAGACCTACGTATAAAAGCAAGAGAGAAGTTTGGTAAAAGCACAGAGGACTTACAAAAACTTGAGGAAAAAGTTGAGGCTTTAAGGGCTGAAGCTGGGGATAATGAGATAAAAAGAAGAAGGTTATTTAGGGATGATTTAAGTCCAGAAGAAAAACAAATCCTACGACTAATTACAGCTAGAAACGAGCAGGTTGAAGAATCGCAGAAAAACATAGACGCTCTTATTGAGTTTACCGATATTGAGGATGACCAAAACAAAAAGTCTGGTCGCTCAAGAAAGAAAAGGTCAAGAACGTTTAAGGCTGCCGATTTAGACTACGAGAAAGAAACTCAACAGTCTCAAGAGAGATTACTCAAATCTTTTATAGAGGATGAAAAAAGAAAAGTAGCTGTAAAGTTTGATGGAATAAGAACAAGGGCTAGATTAAAGCAAACGGAATTTGAGGAAGACCAGCAAAGAAGATTAGATGAGTTTAAAGCATCTGATGCTACCGAAACAGAGAAAGCGGAGGCTCAAAAAAGGTTTGACGAAGAGATTGCCAAGTCTAAAGAATCCTTATCTGCATATATAGTTCAGCTAAAGCAAGAGGAAACTACCGAAGTTAATAACCTTACAATAGAGCAGGCGCAAAAAATAATAGATGCCGATAGAGAGTTACAATATAAGTTACAGGAAAACGACCAAAGAGCAGCAGACCAAGAAGTTTTAAATGAGGGTATAAAAGCTGGAAGGTTATTTGACTTAAAGAATCAGCAGCTTGAAAAAGAAAGGGTAAGACTCGAAGCGCAACTTGAAAGTGAAAAGTTAAGCTTTCAAGACAGAATGAGGCTTCAAAAGGAGCTTACCGATGTAGAGCAACAACAAACTGATGCTAGAATAAAAATAGCGGAACTTGAGGCGTTGTCAAAAAGGCAGCTTTTTGATTTAACAGGAAAGGCTTTGACTGCATTTGGCGATTTAGCTGGTAAAGAGACTGGGGTTGGGAAAGGTCTTGCTGTTGCTGGTACGCTTATGTCAACATATTCTGCTGCTCAAAAAGCGTATGAATCACAGTTTTTGCCAATACCAACTACAAATTCACCATTAAGAGGTGCTCTGGCTGCTGCTACCGCAGTTGCTTCTGGTCTTGGAAATGTTAAAAACATATTGAAAGTAAAAACACCTAATGACAAGTCATCTTCCGCAGGGGCAAGTGGAAACGTAATACAAGCACCAGACTTTAATGTTGTTGGCGCATCTCAAACATCGCAATTAGCAGAGACCGTTGCTGGACAACAGGCAAAGCCAGTAAAAGCGTTTGTGGTAGGAAAAGACATTTCAACACAACAAGAATTAGATAGAAATATAACAAATACCGCATCATTCGGTTAATTCAATAGTATGAAGGTAATAGAATTATTTATAGACGAAGAGGGAGAGTTTTCAGGCATTGATGCCATATCAATTGTAGAACAACCTGCAATAGAAGAAAACTTTGTAGCTCTAAAAGAAGAAATAAAAGTTGAGCTTGCTGATGTTGATAAGGAGAAGCGTATTCTTATGGGTGCTGCACTTGTTCCTAACAAGAAGATATACAGAAGAGACAAAGAGGATGAGTATTATATATACTTCTCTGAAGATACCGTACGCAGAGCATCAGAGTTATTCTTAATGAAGGGAAACCAAAATAGGTCAACTCTTGAGCATCAGGCACAGTTATCAGGAATGTCGGTTGTAGAGTCTTGGATAATAGAAGATGAGCAGTACGACAAATCTCGTAAGTACGGACTAAAGATGCCTGTTGGTACTTGGATGGTGTCAATGAAAGTAAACAATGAAGAGGTTTGGAAGGACTACGTTAAGACAGGCAAGGTAAAAGGGTTCTCAATAGAGGGTTACTTTACTGATAAAGTTGCTATGTCAATGATTCAGAAAGAGAATGATGCTGCTGAAATACTTTTGGAGATTGCCGATAGCATTGAAGCTGGAAAGCTAAACCTAAAGAC